ATATACGGAATAGGAGTAGGAGTGGCAGCTGGAGCACCTGTTTATAAACTTAATATACTTTTGAAGTTATGAGAAAAGAACACAAAAATCCAAAAGGAGGACTAACCGCAGCAGGTAGAGCATACTTTAAACGCAAGGAAGGTGCTAACCTAAAAGCTCCTGTTAAGAGTGGAACAAATCCAAGACGTGTATCATTTGCTGCTAGGTTTGCAGGGATGAAAGGTGGTATGAAAAAACCAAACGGAGAACCCACAAGACTTGCTCTTGCATTAAAGGCATGGGGATTTGGAAGCAAAGATGCTGCCAGAAAGTTTGCTCAGCGTCATAAAAAAAGTTAACATGAAAAATGTATTCGATTGGGCTAAAGGTTTTTTTTCAAATAATGGAGAAGCATCTTCAAAAAGATTTGTTGGTATAGTATGTGCTATTATTTTATGCTGGGCTATTATTGCTGATAAGAAGCCAACAGATGCTCTTGTATGGGCGGTAGCAGGACTAGCAGCAGCAGCACTTGGATTTACTTCATACGAAAAAGCACTAAAGAACAAGAACGATGAAACTAAATAAAGCAGGAGCTGACTTGATTAAGTCATTTGAAGGATGCAGGCTTAGTGCATACAAATGTTCAGCCAACAAAGAAACGATTGGTTACGGCAACACATTCTATGAAGATGGAACACCAGTAAAACTTGGAGATAAGATTACCCAAGAAAGAGCTGAGTCATTGTTTACTTTGATATCAGATTCATTTGCTGCTAAAGTTGAACCTCTTATCAAATCAAAAATAAATGAGAACCAATTTGGTGCTCTCACAAGTTTTGCGTATAATGCAGGAGTTGGTAATTTGCAGAAGTCTACTCTTCTTAAGAAAGTAAACGCAAATCCAGCTGACCCTACCATTCGTGCAGAGTTCATGAAGTGGGATAAAGCAAACTCAAAAGTGCTTGCTGGATTAACAAGACGTAGACAGGCAGAAGCCGACTTGTATTTTAAGCCTGTATAATGGCATACGTTTATAGACATATTAGGCTCGACAAGAATCAACCCTTCTACATTGGAATAGGGGCTGATGATTCGTATAGACGTGCTAATCAAAAATCAAAAACCAAACGCTCAGAGTATTGGCACAATATAGCAAAGCGTGGATATGAAGTAGAAATACTAATTGATGGATTAACATGGGAACAGGCTTGCGAAAAGGAGAAAGAGTTTATTTCTTTATACGGTAGAGCTGATTTAGGAACTGGAATACTTTGCAATCTTACTTGTGGGGGTGATAACCCTCCATTACAATTTGGAGAAAAGAATCCAATGAAGAGAAAGGAGGTTGTAGAAAAGGTTTCTAAATCAAAGCTTGGAGTAAAACTTTCTGATGAGCACAAGAAAAGCTTGAGTGAATCAGCTATAAATAGAAATGTAATTCCACCATCTAGGAAAGGAAAAAAGATGCCAAAGCAATCTGTTAAAATGATGGTTGAATCAAGATTGAAAAACGGATTAAAGAGAAAAGTTGTATACCAATACGATAAAGAGTTAAATTTGATTAATACGTGGATGTACGCAAAAGACATAAAAGAAGTAAATAAAAATTATTCAATAGGCAATATCCATTCTTGTTGTAGGGGAGAAAGAAAGCAAGCGTATGGTTTTATATGGTCATACAAGCAGCTTGCAGGACTTACAAGAAGAAGGAAGGCTGAAGCTGACCTATATTTCTCGTGAACATCATAGATACAATATCAGCATCTCCATACAACGCACATGTAAAGCGTTCAGTATATGCTATATACATATCCAAGTATTATAAACCACGTGGTGGAACATACGAAGATGAAATCATTGACGTAGAAGATTATGTTCTTTCACATGGCATATTTATAGGAGCAATGAGCAAAGAGGGATTCTTTATTTGCAGAGAAGTTGCTGATGTTATTGAAGCATTCTGGTTATCACTGATGGATGACTTTGATGTACAAAATCCTAATCCAAGTAAACTATTTAATAAGAAGATGGGTGAGCTATACGAAGATGCCACTAAAATTTTCCAATGAAAAAATTCAGACCCAGAGTCACAGAAGATGAGATGGAGCTCATCGAAGACTACCGGAAAGAAAAAGTCGAACACGATGCACTAATCAAAGAATGCGAAGAAATCGGAATACCGGTTGACAAGGTCAGTACCTACTGGTATAAATCCAAGAGATTCAGCATTAATGTTAAGAATAAAGAAACGCCTGTTGAAGATTTGTTTAACGAATTGGTAGGATATGTTAAACAATATGCTCCCGAATATCCAAACATAGATTACAAAACAAGCAACGACCCACACCTTCTTGTAATAGACCCAGCAGATATCCATTTAAACAAGCTTGCTAGGGCAATAGAGACAGGAGATGAGTACAACCATAACATTGCTTTCAAAAGGGTAAAAGAGGCCGTTATTGGGCTTCTAAATCGCTCGAAAGGATATCAGGTAGAAAAAATACTACTGATTATAGGTAACGATATCCTGCACGTAGATACCAAAAGCAACACAACTACAGGAGGAACACATCAAGATGTGTCATTAATGTGGTACGATGCATTCAAGTTGGCTCAGCAATTACTGGTTGAGTGTATTGAAATCTTGATGCAAGTAGCTCCACTGCACGTGGTATTCAATCCATCCAACCATGATAACATGTCTGGATTCTACCTAGCTCAGGTTGTAGAAGCTTGGTTTTCAAGATGTTCTGGTATTAGCTTTGACATAACTCCTTCACACAGAAAGTATTACAAATATCATAATAACCTAATAGGTTCTACACATGGAGACGGAGCAAGAGAACAAGACTTACCACTGCTGATGGCACATGAATCTCCAGACTGGTCTTCAACCAAACATAGGTATTTCTACACCCACCATATCCACCATAAGAAGTCTAAAGATTACCTGAGTGTCAATGTGGAAGCCATGCGTTCACCATCTGGCGCTGACTCTTGGCATCATAAGTCGGGCTATCAGCATGCCCCTAAAGGAGTAGATGCTTTTATCCACCATCCTGTATATGGAAGGGTGGCTGTACTTACCCATATCTTTCAGGATTAATTCGTTATAAATTCTAATTATTTTTGTTGTATTGTGAATAGCGAATCCCTTAAATTTGGATTTCCTAAAATTCACATATATGCAAGTATCAGAAAAGTTTTTCCAGTTGACAAGAGATGAGCAAGAAGAAGTAGCAACCAAGCAGTCTAATAAGCATTACGAGATTGCTGAGAAATGGAGAAAACTAGCTGTACAGGCGAGGATAGGTAAAACAAAATCAAAAGAGAAAACGAAAAAAGTAAATGCCTAAAGAAGTCAAGATAGTACACCGTAAGCTTGGCAGAGAAAAGGTGTGGGGATGGGCTCACAGTGACGGTGTTATTGAACTTGACGAAAGACTTAAAGGCTATAAGTATTTGTTGTATCTCATCCACGAGTACATGCACCTCCGTCATCCTGAATGGAGTGAGAGAAAAGTACGCAGCGAATCCACTAAGATGGCCAGAGTTATCTGGCGCATGAAGCATCGTATTGATTCTTGAGCCGAATAAGTTTAATAATCGGCTCATTGACGGCGACTATCGCCGTTAAAATACCCTTATATCAAACAAATTCACATCAAAAAGTGCATTTTATGACACATTATGCAGTAAATTGTTGCAATAAGTACCTAAAAACGGTACTTTGTGCAATAAATTGCTCCTTAAATTGTCAAGTTTTCTGCGCAAAAAACTGGACATTTACACCCATTTAAACAAGTCTACTGAGTAAGATTCTACGAGTGGTTGTTTCTTTTTAGCTGCTGCGTTTGCTTTTGTCTGACCTGTCATTGTAAGCAGCATAATCATAAAGCTTACAACGGTATCGAACTTGGTACGGTTATCGTGTCTGTATCTCTTGAGTTCTTCTAGCAGCTCTGGATAGTATATTTTATGCGAGTGATGTTCAATATAGTTGATACAATACTCAAGCTGTCTTGACAAAGCAAATGCATCCGCTGATGCTACACCTCTATCAAGGATGTTACCTTTTGTTTTCCTGTCTGGATTGATTACAGAGTCTGGTTTCTTTCCAAGCATTGGAAGACAGTTCATATCCATGAAGTTATACTTCTGGAAGTATGGATAGTAGTCATCACCTGCGTCCTTCTCTATGGTTACAGGACATCCAAAGTACATAGCACCCATCAGCATCTCTTTCCATAGTAGTTCTTTCATCTTAGGTCTACCATAATACCATGCAACAGGTAGTCCGGTATCTTCTTCATTGGCTTCACTTAGTTTCTCTCCCCACCATGCTGATGCCATTGAACCTTCACCCTGTGTAATGTTGTGTCTGAATGGGTCACATCCTGCTGAATACGTAGCATGGTTTGCAGGATACATTACATTATTTCTTGTGATGTATCCATTAGGATTCTTTGGCAGTTTATATACAAGCCAACTACCATTTTTGTCATCAGCCCACTGCACTTTATTTTCTCCATCTACATACAGTCTACCTCTTCTTAGATGTACAGGCTGATTCTTTAGTCTCTCTTCTTGCTTCTCAATATTTTCCAAGTTAAAGTGACAGTCAATATCATTAAACTTAAACGCTTCTATTTCGCTGAGTGGATAGTCTCTGATGTCTTGGTCTTGTTTACTTCTTGCACGCTCAGAAAGTATATATTCTTTTGCTTCTTCTGTTTTACTAAACCCCCATTCATCTATGAATCCTGCATACCCTTCGTTGGCTGGCATGAAATATCTTACAAGTCTTGAAGGTGTAGTTCTTCCGTATCTGAATTGGTCTGAGTCATCCCAAAGCTTTTTAAATTCTTGACCTCCTGAGTTTGGTGGGTTAACCGTTGAGACAACCAAAGCGAATCCAACTTTCTTTGCTCCTTCTGTCAGCGTCTTCTTTGCAATGTTCCAATAATCCTGAATAGGAATACTTGGGTCCCACTTACTTGCTTCATCAATGATAAGTCTACTCCATCTTCCGGAGTCAAAAGAGTTCAGCGCTGTATTACGCCATTCAATAAACGAGTTAAGTCCTTCACGTCTATTAAACAATCCTTTCTTGTTTACCTTTCTTTTGGATGGCTTTACAAACGTAAGTTTCTTTTTAGGGTCTTCTGTACCATCTGTACGTGGCTGAAGAAATGAAGGCATTGCCCTGAATCCATATACCACCATGTTCTGAAATAAATCTTCAGCATCTTTACCTGTTTTGCTGATAATTCCACAACGAGTATTCTCTGAAACAGATGCAGCTTTGGTAACGATACATGACGCTTGTGAGGTAGCACCCTCTCTACGTTTCTTTACTCTGACAATACCAAGAATTTCTGGGTCGCTTAAACATTCGTGATAAAACAAGAACCATTTCCTATCAGCTTCTCTATACTCAGGATAGTTTCCTGTTTCAAGTACCCAATAGTTTAGATAGAAATAATAATCTCCTGTAATGTATGTTGGTATTCCTTTATTAAAGAACCAATATCCATTCATCACTCTATCCCATTCACGCTTGATAAAATCAATATGCTTATCCTCGTAAATAGGATTATCGTCTTCATCGTATTCTAAATCATCAAACCAATCTGGTATTTCTACTCGCTTGAACTTCTGTTCTTTTGTCTTTAATACATACCCATCTATATCCTTATTCGCAGGAGGATTGTCATAGAAACATTCTAGTCCGTAGATTACTTCAATCATGTTAGAATATATAGTAAAGGTACGAGAACACCCTTAGACATATTATCATCACCACCTTCTTTAAATCCATTGATGTTAAAGAATTTTCTTGCTAATTGTTTTAGCTTTTGTGTGCTGATGATTACAGCAGTTCCTGTTTCAAACTTGAACACCCAATAGTCAGCTTCAGTTGTGCTGATACCACTTGGTTTATTACGACAGTACACCTCGATAAATAAGTTACCTGTAAGATGAGCCATTGAATCAGCCTTCACTTCTACCTTTGCGTTACCAAATAATTCTTTAGCCCAATCTTCAGCTTGTTCACCGAGATGTAGGTCGTATGTAAAACTACTACTGTACTTCATTAGAATGGGAGTTCCATGTTTTCGTCTTCATGCTGCCAGCGATTTCCTCCACTTGGCTGAGTGTTTGTCTTAATAACTGCATCTTTTCGTGGAGACTGATAGCCTTGCCTCCCTTCTGGATTGTAGGTATCAACAGTTATAGCTACGTCCTTGCCAAACTTATCTGGCTGCTTTAAAACATTTACATTCAGCTTGACGAACTTAGTTCCGTTGTATTCCTGAACGTAATCCTTAATCTTTTCCATATTAAGGCTGATGCTGAACCATGTGTCTGACTTCTTTTTGCCAGAACCTGCATAGATTTTCTTTTCCATGTGTGTGTTTTATTGGTTTAAAAAATAGTTTAAGTTATCTCTGAATACTTGCGAGTGATGTGGTGTTCTCCATCCATGACAAAGGTATGCTTGTATCTCATCTTCATGAACTATTTCTGGATATCCCATCTTGAGTAGTTTCTTCTCGAATCTTCCATATAGTTCCCTGTCTATCTTCCTTAGTAGTCTCTTGGTCTTTGTCTTGTATTTCTTGTCTGTGTACCATAATGCGTGAGCCATCTCATGCTTGTACGTTGCTGATTGTATGTTATCTACACCTATCAGGTAGAATCTACCACCTGAATCCGCTTCACATATCATGTATATCTGCTCCATCATTCTATCATTATCTGAATCATTCTGGAATGTATCTACTGCTTTATCAAGTACTTCAGATGGTATGTTATATCCTTCCCAATCCTGTGGGTATGTGAAACATTCCTCTTTTCTGTAGTCTTTGTATGCTCTCATAAACTCTTCAAGCGTAAAATACTTTCCTCTGATATGTGACATAGGTGATTCATAGAACTCTTGGTACTTACAAAAGAACATTGCTCTATCATACTTATCAGCAATCTCTAGTGCATATACGTTTGGTATAACTCTATACAAATCACCACGAACAAGGTTAGATGCTATGTCAAATATCTTTACCATACGTTTCGTTGTAGTATTGCTCAAACGCCTCACTGGTATCTACAAAATTACCATCCGACCATTGCTCTGATGTTTTCCATACTTGGTACATCTGCTCTTTATCCATTTCTTTAGCATATTCATATTCTTTACCTTCTTTATAAAGCTGAAAATGTATTCCTGACTCCCTACAAGACTTGTTAATTTCATCAATATACCAGTCTAATGATGTTTGTTGTGACATAGTTTACAATGTTTGCATTTCTTGTTTTAGATAGCTGATAGCTGTACGAAGTCTATCAGAAGAGTAGTGTGCTTCCTTTATCAGCAACCTAATTAGAGTCAAGTAAAAGTTAGTACTACCAATCTCGTTATTCAAGATAATCTTTTTCTCTGCTGCTCCTCTTGCATCCATATCAAGTACAGATAACTTCTTCATGGCTAGTCTATCGTTTAGAAACTCCATCATTGCTTCACATTTAGCACCTAGGTGTGCTACATTGTTTAGTGCTGATAGTTGTGCAAGTACTTGAGCAGCATCTGTCATATCAACTTTAGTGCTGATAACTTTTTGGTACTCATTATACATTGCTTTAGCATCCTCGAATTTCTTTTCGAGTGCGTCATCATCAAATGTTCTCATGGTTGTTTGTGTTTAAAAGAATGATTGAATCCATTTCCTGATATTGCTGATACCCATATTCCAATACAACTTTCTAAGCTGACTCTTGGGAATGTCAATTAGAAACGTGTCAATGTCTGTGTCTTCAACTACAATCTTTTTCTTGACAAGCTTTGGCTTTGCTACTTTCTTTGGTGCTGACTTATCAGCTTTCTTTTGTTGTTTCATTTTGTATTTGTTTATATGTATGAAGGATTAGTAACCTGCAATCATTGTTTTGTTCTAGTGCTTGCTTTGCCTCTTGTTCATTCTCTGATGAGAACACAGTAGTGTACTTTCCTTCCACTACCTTGTATACTTCATATTCTGTTTTCATTTCTGTTATCATATCCATATCATTTCCTTTACTGCTGGAACACTATCCAGTAGGTGTCTGTGAAACATTTCTTGGGTACACTTTCACTTCATTGCCCTCTTGAGCATCCGCTTACTGCAACGGCAGACTTAGCTGATTGTTTATCCAGCACCATGTTGTCAGTTAACGGACATTGCATGGTTTTGTAGCCTTGTCTGTATGGCTGCACCAATAACACTTGTTGACCCATAATCAGCCAACTCCAAATTGGTACAACTTTCTCAAAAGAACTCGTTATCTTTCATTCACCACATCTAAGTACCTGTAGCAGGGCTGAAACCGTTTTAAGACCCTGCCCATCCTCAAATAAAAAACCCACATAGATTGGGGCTACGTGGGTCTTTATACTTTGTTCCTTTGCAGGTCAACTTATATCGACCCGATTGCATACCCCAATTATCCAATCGGATGGACGACACAAATATAGGGAA